CCCGTGTTTGGAAAATTCAGATATACCAACATACCCAAATCAATATCTGTGCGGCCCGGCACAGTAAAAGAAACTTTCAGTCTTTCCAGTTCCGCATCGGCCGCGCCCCTTGCTGCGGTGTCTACTAAAAATCTCCAATCATATCCAAAATCTTGGTCAGTCCACATTTGCGATGCACCAAGTTGTACATTTATGGCACTCGATGGAGCTGATATGGGATTCTTCCGCATGGGGGTGACATCCGCGATGTGTCCAAAATCATCCCATCCACTTGGTATGGTTCTTTTATTTTGTGATAGCCTTGAGGGTTGTGATGAAGTATAATCAAACTCCATGTGATACGGCAATCTAGTTACCATATCAAACCCAATCGTCATGCTTCCTTGGTATCCAGAAACTTGGTCGAGTAAATCATCGGTGAAGAATGGAATCTTCAAATCTGACATCGTACTCATTTGTTTGCCCACAAAAGGACTCAGGAATTTATACCCACTGATAGTTGTCCGTTTTTCGTCTAGTTGGAATGCATCCTCTTTTGTTGGGATATAGAAAAACTCATCATAGATAACACCCTGCGCCTTATAATAAGCAACCAGTTTAGAAAGACTAACAACAGAGTGTCCTTTAGTAGACTGAAAATATTTTACATTCGGCATCAGTTGTTTCCCAGAGGTCGATGCCGGTGCAACCTTACTGGTCAAGAAGTTCATACACCTATATGGTGTCCAGTAGTTAGCAATGAAACAAATATTTGACCTCTTAAAAGTTTCTCCACCAGCAATGTCAAGGAAATTTAATGGTGGAGAATCTGTAGTACCATCCTCTGATATAACCTTTGGTTCTTTAATGTATCGAGTATAGATATCTTCAAATATCTCCCTCGGCGAACCACTAAATCTTTCGTTGATAACAACCGCATTGTTTTTATATCCTTCTGGACTTATACAGTTAAGTGTATAAAACTCTTCGCGGTCATCCTTGTACATTCTATTTTCTATACTAGCAATGACAAAAGATTGTTCTATGATATCTGAGTCTCTACTACTATTGAGGTGATTTGATACCAGTTTGACCGTGACGATTTCTCCACCAACGATAGGTACATTACCAATCAAATTTCGAGAGTCGCCTATGGCCAGTTCCATTGTGAGGTAATTGGTGAAAACACTTTCCTTGATTACTATATCACCAACAAATAGTTTCAAATCAATCTCTTTCGCCCCAGCTTCTGGAGCGGTTAACAAAGTAATTTGTTCAATCGTTACTCCGCCTGGCGAGTTTACATTCGGCAACATCTATTATCTACCCCTGATTAATTTTTTAAACTGGCCAGATATTTCCTCTATGAATTCTGGTCTTGGTAGTTTGATGCGTCTTTTTGTCTCGTTGGTATCTCTTTCGTGTTGGATATTTGATACAGCAACAATTGCACTAGAGTTAAATTTAGTCTGGTCATAGTTCACACGAATCTTTCCAGTTGAATCTGTGTAGTGATGCACCTTATTTAAGTTGTCATCACCGTATCTTTGTTTGGAAAATTCTACTACATCCAACTCCGACTTGGGCCAATCGTGATATGGGTCTATGATATTATTACATATCAATATTAACCAATAGTAATCAACCGAACCATACACATCATAGGCGATATGTTCTGGTTTTTGACCATCTTCAATGTCATAGAGATTCATCATTGCCATGTTATCGAATAATTTATTCGGGCCAACACGGCGAAATATATCGGGAATGTTTAGTAGGTTGCCATCAACCGTAATTAAAGTTCTTGGAAATTGTTTAAAGAAACTCATTGTTGTGCCTCCTCTTCCTCTATGTTAGTCGCAGCTTCTACTTCGGCAACCGTTTCACCCTGTGCTGTTGGGTCAATGCCTGTGAAACCACCCATCACAGATTCTTGGTCGGTTATGTCTGTTATTTTATCTCTGTCGCGTAGAGTCAGTTCTTGGAATTGCAGACTCAGAGTGACTTCTGATGGCGCACCGTCTGTTCCTTGGAATGAGGTGTACATTGCACCGTTACCAAAGTTTGCTTCAAATGAGGTTAATGCCGTGTCATTGAAAAAGTTGGTGAAGTAGGCGTTCTCCTGTCCCCTGTACATATAGATGATTTCAAATTCAGCGGGATATTCCATGAACAACGCAGCGGCCGACTTCTTCGGGGTCATGTATCTTTCAAATACATTAACGATTTTCATTGTCTGTAATAATTCGTGACTGTTCTTTGGTGCGAATTTAAAGGTGAATGGAAATGACCTGAACCCCATTGTTTTAAATAATGTTTCCTTGAATGGATTTGCAACTTTACGGGACAGCAATTCTATACTTGCTTGTAGTGGTAAATTCAATCCCATCTGTTTTGTTAGGTTCAATGCTCCAGCGCCAGCTCTAAGAAGAGACTGACCAGCTTCAGTTCCCATATCGGCCGACTTCAACATGTCACTAATACCCTTATCCCCACTGTTATTCATTATCGCACCCAGAATGCCTCCCATATCAGTAGCAGTCCATTCTGCTCCCTGTACGTTTTTCGGGGATTGCATCATAGCCAATCGAATCTGTGCAACATTTTTTCGGGTAGTATTTACATCTACCAAGTTCGATACTGCCGATGCTATATCATCTCTAAGCAACACAGCGCCGCCGGCAACTAGTCCAGACTTAAGCGATAGGTTACTAGCAGCATAGGCTGCGGTTCCACCAACGACAACAGCTTTGGTAAATTGTTCCACGACCTTCCTTGCAGCGTCATTGCCCAGATTTGCCCCCATACTTTCCCCCCTGCCGCCTGATGGCAAATTGGCACCAGTTCCACCCTCTACTTGGGTTTCTCTTACGAGTACATTGATTATTACTTGGTGGGGATATTCTGCTGTATTATCCAATCCGTCTGGATACGATAACATTTGAAAGGTTGACTTTGTTTTACTTGGAGTTTCATTTTTAATCGCCGTGGGATCACCAGAAGATGTGGCGGTAGTAGTGTTTACGTCTACTGGTTTACTGTCACTCCCATACGGTTTGCCGCCGGGCAATACCCCGCCCAATTTTTTATCCAACCAGTTATAAACACCCATGTAAAACTCCGATAAATAGTACTATGACATTATTTGACTATTTATAAGATGATATACAGGAAAGATATTCATCGGGGAAGATTTATTCCAAAAAACCCAAAAAAGTATCGGGGGAACTTGTCACAAGTTATTTATAGGTCTGGGTATGAACTCAAATTTATGAACTGGTGTGATAAAAACAACGATGTTTTAGAATGGGCATCGGAACCTATTGCTATACCTTATAGGTCTCCACTGGACAGAAGGCTACATAGATACTACCCCGACTTCTATATGAAGACAACTACCGGCACATACATAATAGAAGTCAAACCCTCTAGGTTCACTAAACCACCTGAACAAAGAAGGAAGACAAAAAGATACTTGGCTGAGATTGCATCATATGGTGTCAATCAAGCAAAGTGGAAGTCAGCACAAGAATTCTGTGATGACCGTGATTGGGAGTTTATGATAGTCACCGAAAAGGAACTTGGCATTTACAATTAGATAGAGAAGGAACTCCCACACCCACAGGTACTCGCTGCATTGGGGTTTGTTACGATGAAACGCGAACCCTGCAAGTCTTCCCGATAGTCAATAACCGAACCAACCAAATACTGATAACTTAACGAATCGATTAAGAGTCCGGCACCATCTGTGTTGATTTGACTGTCATCTTCCGCTACATCTTCATCGAAAGTAAACCCATACTCAAAACCAGAACAACCGCCACCCGTGACGAATACCCGTAGTTTGAGATTCTCGTTATCCTCCTGTTGCATCAAAGTCTTCACCTTGCCAACAGCGGCAACTGAGAGGGTGAATGCGGATGGTTCAAATATAGTTACTTCCATCTAGTTATTTATTAATGTTATAAATAGGGATATGGCAAATCCTTTTTTACAATTAAGACCCAACTCTGGCTCTAGTGCAAAGTCATTTGATTGGTATAAAAATCAAGTACGCAACGTCATGCGCGGCGTAAACACTCCAGCGAGTGCAATTTCCTCTGACATCGGCAAACCAGTGAGTCAGTTTGATGTGGGGTCAATGTACTTGTTTCGGTATGATGCAAAATTCAAAGACAAACTTCCATACTTTGATGCGTTTCCACTATGTCTTCCATTTGAACCAACAAAGAATGGATTCTGGGGATTAAATCTACACTACTTACCATACATGTTGCGGGCCCAACTACTGGGGCAACTATTGGGGACTACAAACGATCGTAAGATTGGTGATAAAACAACCATGCGGTACAACTGGGATTTGTTGCAAAACGCAACCAGATTCCCAGGCGTGAAACCATGTGTGAAGAGATATTTAAATAGTCAAGTTAGGTCTAGGTTTTTTGAAATAAACCCACAGGATTGGAAGGCGGCAATATTTCTGCCAGTGGAAGATTTCAATGTCAGTAAGAACACAGTATTCCAAGAATCTAGGAGAATGATTTAATGGCTTATTTCAAAACACAAGATTTCATATCTCAGGTCAGAAAAGATGACCTTGCTAGGTCTAATAGATTTGAAGTTGTAATCTTGAGTCCACAGAAACACAGGGCTGACAGAGAGGTTTCTTTATACTGTGAAGAGGCACAAATCCCAGGCCTGCAACTCAAATGGTCTCCAACCATGATTGGTGCGTGGACGGAACAGAGAGCTCATGGTTTAGAATACTTTGGTGACACAGCAGCTTTCACATTCTTCTGCGATGACAACTGGGATATTAGAACTTACTTTGAGAGTTGGATGACTCTTATAGCAGACCCAATAACCAAGGAAGTTACTTTCCCAGATGCATACAACGGACAGATAGAAGTCTATTCATTAGACAGGGCAGACAACAGAGTAGCAAAGTGGAAACTACATGACGCATTCCCACGACTGTTAAATATTCTACCAATGGGGCAAAGTGCAGAAGGCATAGTCAGAGTCAATGTTACATTCGCCTTTAGG